ACTATTAAACAATATCCAATACCAAGATTGAATACCCTTTTCATTTCATCATCTGATATATTACCATTATTCTGAACCTTTGTAAAGATATCTGGAACAATCCATGAATTATCAAATATCTTTGCCTCCAATCCATCAGGAATAACTCTGGATACATTCTCTAGCAATCCACCACCTGTAATATGTGCCATACCAAAGATAGTATCAGTCTCACCTAATAATTTCTCCACCATAGGAGCATAGATGTGAGTAGGAGTAAGTAACTCAGGAGTATTTGCCCATGCTATCTTATGTCTCCATAGCATATCATTGATCAATGTATATCCATTACTATGGAGACCACTACTTGCTACACCAATGATCTTGTCACCTGGTTTAATGCCTACACCAGTAATTGCCAGATAGTCTTCTACTATACCAGTACAAAATCCAGCAAGATCATAGTCTCTCTGTCTAAAATGTTCAGCAGTCTCTCCACCTAAGAGTTCGCAACCTGCTATCTCACATCCCTTAAGGATACCAACCATGATGTCAGCAACATTATCATCTATCTTCTTAGTAGAAATATAATCTAAAAAATATAATGGTTTAGCTCCACTAGTGATCACATCATTGACACACATGGCAACAAGATCTATACCAATAGTAGTATAATTACCAGAAACTTGACAGATATTAAGTTTAGTACCTACACCATCAGCACCAGATACTAAAATAGGTTCCTCGTAGTCAGGAGGAACCTTAAACATACCACCGAAACCACCAATGCTAGGTGCTTTCTCTTTAAGTTTTTCTACAAACGCATTTCCTGCTTCTATATCAACACCAGAGGTCTTGTAATCCATTACATAAAGCATCTGCTGCCATTATATCAGCACTTCTACATTATGTCAACAACCCTTCTTCTTATATGACATAATCTTATCAACTTTCTTCTTAGCTTTCTCCTTCCACTCCTCTGTCCTAACCTCACAACCACAATCATCAACACATTTTGTATGAGATTCATGTGTCTCACAAGAACAATCTTCTTTACTCTCCTTAGTTACAACATTTGTATGAGCAATTCCCTGTCCATGAGTCTGTTTATCGCCACTTGACAATGATCCTTGTCCAATTGTCATAGAACCTTTAAGAGCAACAGCAGGTCCACCATCATTAGCACTATCTGTTTGTGCAGTATTTTTCTCTGTCTTATCAGTTACACCTAACTCTGGTATAACAGGAATAGTTGTAGACTTATCAGTCTCTATAGCAGGAAGACTACCAATAGCAGTAACAAATGCTGCACCGTCTCCTCCACCCTGTTTCTGTCCTGTAGGAATTTCTTCTTCCTTTACAGTTTCACCTTTATAACTACCTTGAAAGGTATCTCCTCCCATCCAATTCTCATACATTTTCATTAAATTCTGTGACCATTCATCAGTAGAGGTTACAGCATTAACGGGTCTCTGTTTTTCCATTTTATATTTTTAGACAGTGCTCTATGGTTTATTTATATCCCTAATATCCTTTACCCATGCACGAAACATCTCACCACCCTCGGTAACACAGATAACATAGTTCACACCCGACCTATGAATCGTACCTTTCTGTCCTGTAAGGGCATTCATTACTACATCACCTTCAACAAAAACTTCTTTCTTGCGATAGTTCTGTCTTAATGCTTGCTCACGTAGTTTCTTAAAGTCTTTCATAATAATGCCATAAATGCTTCAATCTCATCATCTTTTAATTTGTGTTTCTTAGGGAGACCCTTCTTAAACTCTTTAATATCACCAGATCTTGCCCAATTTCTCATCTTTGTACCTGATATAGAGAAGGTCTTGCCATCTGCATCACGTTGACCAGTAGATACAACTTCAAAATGTTTCATACTAAAATCTGGAGGTTTGCCTTTATTCTTACGATCAGGATTACAACCATTATAGTTGTGTAGATACTGCATAGCATTAACCCTATCAGATCCTACCATATAAACACACTCATCATAGTCATGAGCAATATCCCTTGATGCTGTCATACAATATCTTACACATTTTTGTGGGTCAGAAGGGTTGATAGCAAGTATGTTATCAGCATGTTGAGGAAGTAACAACTTCATCCACATCAACTTATCTTCTTGTTTAAGAGGATTCTCGTCATAAGGAGAATTTGTATGTGAAATGAAAATATGATAGTTACAACCAGCTTTATCAGCAGCACTTTTAATGGCATTAAAACTATTCTCGTGACCCCAAGTAACAGGTTGGAATCTACCATAAGTAATAAAAATTTTCTGACATTTATAACTCATGTTAACGCCATTGCTTTGCCAAAGTAAAATTGATATAGGAGAACTCCAAACGATTAACAAACTTAATCATATCACCATTCTTATGTAGGACGTAACCCTCTGGTGCAGTAACCTTATATCCATTGTCAGTTTGAGCAAATGTTCTAAAGGTTTCTAGATGATCTAACTTATCAATGACCATTTGCTTAACGGTTTGTAACTCCTTATACAAACCAAGCATCGCTTTAAACTTAGGTTTATTATTCTCTAGATAACCTAAACTAGAATGAACTAGAGAAGCCTTCGCTACCTTAGTATTAGTAGTTTTAAGTTTTGAAAGCATTGCTTTAGTCTTATCATAATAAAAATTATAAAGACCTTCAAGAGCAGTATCTATATTGTTAATGGTACGTGCTGCTTTAATCTCTGCATTGAAAAATTGTTTTAAATATGATGCAATATGCCACTTCTCATCACCAGTAGTACCTTTCTTAGTCACTAACTCATCAAGAAAATCACCACAATCACCACACATCTTCTCAATATCTGATACATGTTTATCAAACTTAACTTCTTCTTGATGATTTAACCCAACCTTATGCATTGGTGTGTCATTTTCAATGACTAACACCTCTGGCAAAGGACTAAACTTCTTTACATTTACTCCTGCAACTGCCTGTGCAGTTTCAAGAAATTCTCCTCTATAACTTGTATGAAATACCACCCCAATCTCTGCTTTAGCAAGTCTTTTACCTATCTCATGATCAACTGGTATACCATATGTAATAGTATTAGGTCTGAAAGTATATAATCTTTCACCATGAACATTTTCTATCTTCACATCCTTCTTTGTGAATAACAAATCTCCCTGAATAACTCCTTCTATATCAAGACCAGCAAACATATTTAAAGCAACATGTAATTTCTCTGCTAGATCACCAGAATAAAATGTATCAACATCTGTATGACTATAACATATCTTAGGATCCTCTTTATTGAATACAGATTTAGTACCAACAAAAAATTGACCTATGTATGGTTCATTTCCACAGATAATGGAAGGAGCACCATCCCACTTAGTCTGCATAAAACCTTTACTATCATCACAACCAAGCATCTTCCTTAATTCCTGTAGAAAACTAACCGCAGCCTTACATCCCTCAACTCCATAGTTGAGCATTTCATCTTCTAGATGTTCTAAGTGTTTTAATTGAGTTACGTTAGCCATTATATATTTTTAGGAGCTGATACATTAAGGACATAATCACCATTAGTATGAGAAGGATAAACTGCACCTTGCTTGTTTCTTATATTAAAAGTGAAATCATACTTGTTAGTAGAGAATATCATATTAATCCTCTTACTCTTTCCATCACCACCACCATACTGTAATTCTACAGTGTCACCACTCAAAGTAGAAGCTTGTTTACAATAGCTTTCATCTACTTTATAAAATTCAAACCTACCTGATATAAAATGTGCCATATAATAACCATGACCCACACCAGTATAGATCATTTTTTCAAGTGCTTTCTTCTGATTATTAGTTAACGTAGTATCAAACTTATATGGACTAAGACCAGAACCACCCTTACCATAATTTTTAAACGTATCTATAAAAGGCTTCTCTTCAATATTAAACATGTCTAACAACGTCTTACCTGCTGGTGCTATTTTACCCTTCTGCATCTTGTCATGAGGGAAAAATTTTGTGCCACCTCTGGTTCCCTGAACACCACAGTTAAAGAAGGCAAGAGTCTTACCATACTTCACTGAAATATAGAACGTATGAGGAGCATTCGGATCTGGTTTTTTATCTTTTGATGGATATTTCTTAGCATCTCCACCATATTGTACCATTATATCCTGCACTGTTTCTCCTATATCACCATCAGTCTTACCACCTGATGAGATGGCAATAGCATTACCAACTTCTTTCAAAGGTCTTGATGTATTCTGTGGTCCTGCCCAATGAACGAAAGAACATGCTAACCCACCTGTAATCTTAGAGAATCCTTCATCCATTACTGCAACATGTTTTGCCCAAGCCAACTTCTTCCAATCATGTGCCATAGACAACGCATAATAAGTTGCTGCTAGTTTCTCTTCGTACTCATTACCAAAATTAACTCTTCCACTTCCACTACCTCTTCCACCAAAATCATCCTTTGAAAAATCAGAAAGATCTAACTCAAAATATTTACCAAATCTAGATCCTAAACTATAATTTGGTTTACTACAAATAAATTGAATACTATTTCCACCTACTAACCCATCAGCCAATACTGACTTAAAGTATCTCATCTCCATTTTCAGTATTTTGTCATCATCTGCTCTTGACACGTCATTTGTTATATGAAATACTATCTCTGTAATCTGTCTATCTTTAGATTTGGATCCTGGATTCTTTCTCTTATAAAGCTTAATCTGGTGTACCCTCATAACACCCTGACTAGTCTTAAAATGGTTTTGCTGTGTAACACCATCGTATTTCCTACGATACAACTTAGCAAAGAAGATCTCTGTTCTTCCTTGATAATCTAAATCATGCTCCGTCTTTCTGACTAGATCAGTAGGTTTCATTAAAAAAGAGGGTATTATCCCTCTTATTTATTCCTTAGCTGGTATTAATGCTTTGTACTTCTCATACAACTTACCAATCTTAGGTTCAGTTGCACGTGACTTCCATAATTGAGTAAGGATCTGTACCATATCCTCCATAGGAACTACTACAGATAGATTACCATGTGTATAAGGTTTATTCTTCTGTTCTTCCATCATCTTTATAAGGGTTATACTTATGTTCTATTTTACGAAGACCTCTATAATAACCTAGCAATTTATCTAATTCAGAATTGCTAACATCATCAACGAGTCCTTGAATTACTGCTTGTTTAACAGCATGTGTTGCATTTTGATATACTTGATAGCTCATCTGTCACCTTTTGCACGAACTTCTGATTTCTCTACTGAGAATGATCCACCTGGATATCTCTTCTCTAACTTCTTGACATTACCTCTGATAACATCGTCAAAAGGTACGTCCAAAGCCATACAAGCTTGTGCCACATACCACATAACGTCACCCAACTCAATAATAAGATGCTCTCTATTGTCGTCATTCCAAGGTTTACCTTGGAACACCATCTTCTTAACAATCTCAAGAAACTCACCAGACTCAGCAGCAAGCCCAACACCAGCAGTGGTAAGACGTTCAATATTTGCACCCTCTCGGTCAAGTTCACCCAGACGGTCAGCAAGACTGACAAAATCCTTAGAACAATCGCTTGTGACAGCATCCACGAAATGAGAGTACTTATCAAAGTCAACATTATTAGTCATAATTTATACGTTCCACTCAGCAAATTTAGATAATCGGTTTTTAGTTTCAGAGAACTGAGGCATCTCTTCTTCCTCCACATCCATTACAGATGTACTATCAGCAACATCATACAGCCTCATCTTAGATCTGTCAATACCTACCATAAATTTTTTGTTACTAGTAGGATCATTGTATCTATTCTTCAACTGTTTGACCATTATTCTTCCTTGGGATTCCAATTCCTCAGTAGATATGAGAGCGAACATAAGGTCAGCAGTAGCAGGGAGTCCAAAGGATTCTGAAGTGTCAGTGAGGTCAGGATCACTAGAACCGAAACCAGCACGAGTAGTTTGAGTAGCACTGACAATCGGTACATTGTGTTCCACAGCAAGTCCACGAAGTTCTTCTGCAATCGCTTTAACATACGTATAAGAATTGACAATTGCACCCTTGTATCTCGCACTAGCACATATATTAAGATAGTCTATGAATATTATATCAGGTTTGAAGTCTTTTTTCAAGCTCAAATCTGATAAGAGTGCCTTAAAATGACCTACATGTGCAGATGCTGTAGGGTACTCTTTTATAATGAGTTTGCCTTGTGTCTTTCTAGCAATCTCATTGACCTTAGAATTATATAAGACCTCTGGCAACTCTCCTATATCTCTAATGTTTACGTTGAGAAGATTTGCATCAATTCGTTCAGCAATTTTCTCCTCTGCCATTTCACATGTAATGTATAGTACGTTCCGTCCTTGCAACAAGACGGAGCTAGCCAT